CTGTGGCTTGATATGTATAAATTTTATATCCAATCATAACCAAAGAAGGTTGATCTGCAAAGAAACGTCGTTGAAAACGTCGTGTTTGAGACGCATTCAATAAACCTAAATTTATTTTAGCCATAGTCATTGATGTTAATGAAAATGGACCCAGCAAAATTGATGCTGAAACATTCAATGAAAATCTTATCAAACCTTTCCTTGTCACACATTCTCTCCAATAACCTTGAACCAATTCTTTAAAGGATTCCATGTCATTAACAAATCTCAACTTTATTTCAGTGGTTGCTTTACGAATAACATATTGGTAAAATGCATGGCTTCTTAATAAAATTTCCATCTCATCAGTGATCAAAACTAAATTTTTATCACCAATCATAGCAGGGAAGAATAAATAACGTGAAGTTAAGTTATAATCTTCGATCACAACTGGTGGTTGTTTTAATAGTAATTCAATTCCCTGTTGTTCTTCTCCGTCTTTCCATGTCCAAATTCCAAGTGTCATCAAAAATTCATATGGATCCAATTCTGCCAAACCTTGAGCTAAAGCCTCATCAAATGATACTCCAGTCAATCTCATTTTTAAGTGTTTTCTCCAAGCAAATTGATAAGTACTAGTTAAAGGCGCATCAAGCGAATTTTTAATAGCATACCAAGATCTTGAATCAAACACCAATCTTTGACAGATTGGACTAACATTTGATAAATCTCCAGTGTGTTCTTCAACAATGACATCTTCTGCTGCTAATGTCATCTCAATCTCTTGTCTTGATAATGATTGATCGTTTTTAGTTTGCTCTACAGCCATTCTATCAACGATCATATCTACTATCTGATCTAAATTCATTTCTTTAATACCCAAGGCATTATTTCCTTCTTTTAGACCAATAAAGTTACTCATTGGACCCACTTGGAATTTAAGATGTTTAAAATCTTTGTCATAGTTCTTCAAACTTCGTGGACTTGCTTCTCCTTTTACTGAACATTTAATTGTTATCGGAAATCTTTCCCAAAGTGCATTAACGTTGTTAATAGCCACACTCTTATCTGGTAAAACATTGCATGATGTCATCACAACTTTTACATTGAATGGTCTTCCTTTAGCTTTCAAATCAGCTTGAACTGTTGAAACTGCTCCACTAGAGATAAATGATAAATATTTTTGATGATCTAAATTATCTTTTGCTGAAAACGCATCGTCAGCATACATAATTTCATCACCAAGATAATTCTGATCATATTCATCTCTATCCTGAGCGTTCCATTTAGTCCAACTATGTGAATCAGGAAAATGATCCGGATATTTAGCAATTGCAACTTCTCGTAATCGCGCATGTAGTTCATCAGATAAAGTAGTTTTACCTACTTGACTAGATCCAAACAAACAAACTCCAACTGGTATAACTCGTGTTACTCTCTTCTGTATCAATTCGACCGAAACAATAGCCTGGTGAATTTTTGATAAAAGAGTATTAGCTTCCAACACCACTTGAGTTTTCTCTAATTTAGTTCTATTCAAATCTCTCATTTTCCTCGTCATTTCATCAACTTTCTCTTTGAAAACTTTGAATCTCATTTTTCCTTCAGGTTTTAAAAATTCATTACCAGAAATTGCTAAACAACTAGTGACCCATTCAAAATCTCTTTTTATATTAACTAACTCTTGAGTTACATCTAATATAATCTGAGATTGAAAATCCGTCACCAATCCAAGTCCTTTTGCTGCATCCATTACACAATCGTAAATAACTTTTGTATTCTTAATATTCATACTCATTGTATTCATATTTTGAGTTATACTAAAGTCACCGATTGTCTTTCCAGTCATTGTAGCACCCATAGCAATCAAAGGTATCACCTTCTCAAAATCCACTCCGTGTGTTTCAGCATGCTGAGGATTAATCATATTACCAGTTGCAGTTGAAAGTCGACCAATTATAGAATTAGTAACACTTGTTTCCAATTCTAACATTGATCCAATTTTAACTACCTCTGATAATACACTAGACGTAGATTGAGCAGTAGATATATCATACACACATGCTGTTAAACCAACTTTATGTTTATTTAATCCTTTCCCAAGTGTATCCAAAATGTTATATTTACCACTCAGATCACGTCCAACTTCTGTCAACTTACTTCCAAGAACTTCCGAAACTTTCTTTACAGCTGGTTCAATTCCTTGTGTAATTACATCAGTCATTTTGAAAAGAGTAGCCCATATCAGATATCTCGCAAAAACAGTTACATAAATTATGTAACACCAATAAGTAGAGAAACCAGTCATTAAACATAACATGTGTAACATGGCACAGAATAATAAAAATTGTATTTTATAATTCTGCATCATAATCACTACATATTTGTCCAACTTACTTATCTCACTCGTCGTTATATATTGAGAAAATCTCTGATATACATTTACTTCATTTTCTGCAACCTCATCATTAGCATGTTCCTTTACTTCAATCATTTTAAACCAAAATGGTTTTCCATCAATTACAATCTTTTCAACATTAGCTCTAAATTCTTGAATTTTATCAAAAACTTGATCTAATGAATTTGAGAAAATTTCTGATGCGATTTCTTTGTAACTTCTATCTAAAATGGGATGTTTGAAATTGGTATTACTTGCCCATCGAGCTTTTCTACTATAATAAATTTCTCTCAAAATTCTCATATAATATTTTATAGCTTCAGAATCAGATAATTTCTCTTTTTTTTTTCCGTTTGGTATCCCTTTGTATTGATGTTCGTCCACAAATTTTGATGTATAGTATTTTATTGGAAAAATAGACATTAGTATACCTTCAAATTCATCTAATACAACACAATGTATATTAGTTCCAATAATACCTTTTCTAAGGTAACATGCTTCTTCTTCGATTGTCATTCTTAAATATTCCATTTCCCGTAAGAATGGAAATTTGCACTTGTTTGTTAAATGCATATCTTCCTGAATGTGAT